AGGTCATGACGCCGCCGATCGCAGAAGCTACCGACATGCCAACCCAAAACCCACCCTTGGACTTGTTGGCCATCTCTAGCAACTGTTTGACGTCATCGCGTAGCCCGTGAACTTCTTTCTGCAACGCTTCGACTTGCGCCTCTAGCTTGCCGAACTCTCTTGGGTCAATTTCCGACATGTTCTTTCCTTGGGCGGCCAGGACGACGCGCGTACTCTGGCGGCGTCATAGCGAGCTGTCTGGTTTCATCCTCCACGGGAGCGTCTTCATCAACACGGACGTATCCAGCGTGGCCTTTCATGCTGTCTATATCGTGCTGGAGCGTAAACGTAACAGTTTGCCCGCTTTGTAAGCAGCGGAATGTCGCGGCCATGTTGCCTCCAGAAGTGAGATCGGGGGCCGAGGCCCCCGGGTATTACGCGATGGAACGAACGACGACCAGACGCAGTGTTGCCGACGCCAAGTCGACAGTGCCGCCGGTTTCGTTTTGGAAACGAATGCTAACGGTATCGGCTGCGCTGACATACGCAGTCACGATCAAGCCCGCCACGTCAACAGCCAGCGAAGCGCTTAACACCATGTCGCCCAAGGCTACGCCTGGAACAGCAACGGTGTCGGTGTCGCCAGCGCCGTCAGACAAGCTGTCAGCGTTCAGCGTGGCGCGAACCAGCCAAGTGTTGGAATACAGACCGCGAAACTGGTCAGTGCCAGCGCGGACAACTACAGAACTAGCGTTTGCCATGATGTTCTCCTAATTAGGTTAGCCCCCCGGCTTTCACCGGGGGAGTTCAATTAGGCTGGAACAGCCAGAGCGAATGCCGAGGACGACAGTGCTGCGCCGGTGGTGGCCGCAGTACGGATTGCCTTAACGCCGTACAGAGTGTCAGCAGTGAACAGGGTACCGAGGTATTCCTGCTTGTACTGAGTCTGCGAACGAACTGCCATCTGCTCAACCAGCACCATTGAATCACGGTGACCCATCAGGCAGATACGGTCGGCGCCGCCGCTACCAGCACCGAAGTCGGCGTTGGAAGTGACGAACACAGGGATACCGTACAGGTTACCGATCTCACCGTTGCGGATGGCGCTGCCGTCACCCACAAAAGCCTGTTCGGTGTAGCGTGCCAGACCCATCAGGGTGTTACGCGACGATGGTGGGATAATGAAGAAACGACCATCCATTGGGGTGTCGTTGTCATCCAGACGCTGGATCGTGCGACGGATAGCAGCATCGGTCAGTGCAGCAGCGTTCGATGTCGAGCTGTTGTACGCGGTGGTGCCGTCCGAGCCGATGTAGGCTTTGGTCGTCGATGCCGAAGTTGCATAGTCGTCGGTGCCAACGGTTGCGCCGTTGAATGCACGGCCGAGCTGCACCAGATCAGTATCAACACGGCGAGCCAGTGCATAACCAGCGTCGGCAGTGTAGAACTGACGCAGCGAGTTCAGTGCCTGCGCCTCGACGATGTCCTCGATCAAGCGGCTGTATTCATAGTGCTTGTTGATCGATACTTGGACTTCGGATTCAGTTGCAGCGATCAGCGTCACTGCGTCGGTCGATACTTTGGCCGATGCGGAGCCACGGGTCGGTGCTGGGATGTGGACGGTGTCACCCTTCTTGCCCTTGAAGTTCATCTTCATGACCAGGTTGGCCAGAACAAGATTCTTCTTGTAGGCAGCAATAATCTCATCACTCCAAATCTCTGGAATGAATGTTGCTGCTGTTGTTGGGGTAACGCTATTTGCTGGGGAAAAAGCTGTATTAGCCATGTTTAACTCCTTGAGGTCAAAAGTTTATTTGACCCTTCCCTCCGCGTAGGCTGCCATAATTTCTTCAGACAGCGCATCGTATCGGGCTGGGTCCGTCATTTTCAGCCGAATAAGGTCAGCACGTCGGTAAACTCGCTTCGAACTCTCCCCGGTTCCACCACTGTCGACTTGCACGGCCTTCATGGTCTGCTGGCGCGCAGCAGTTGCCTGCTGTTTGGCCTGCTCACCACGAATGTTGCGCAACTCTTTGTAGGTGGAAAACAATTCGTTCGCCGAATCGAAGTCAGCTTGGCTGTCTGCTTTGGCGTACAAACCAATGCGTACTGGGGACGACTTAACCCAGTTTGCAAAGTCCTCACTTTGGAGCAATTGCTCAAAATCAGGATGTGTCTGCGCCAGCTTTTGCCTTGCCTGTAGCGTCTTGAACTGCGCTGTCGCCTCGCGGGCGGCCAACACGTCAGGATGCGCTTCGATCGTCTTCTGAATCGCCTTCTTCGGGTCGTCGAAGAAATCTACTTCCGGCTCTTCTTTTTCAACAGTTGTTTGCCGCGCGCCGAGATTCTGCTTGATTAGCTCGTCTGCCAGTTTCCGCACTTCCCCGACTTCTTGCGCCTGTCTTCCGATGACCTTTTCGGCCTCTTGATGCATCTTGATGATGTCCTCAAGCGACTTATTTCGGTACCGATCCGGTAATTCCGGCTTAGACTCGGCTACTGCTTCGGGTAGTTTCGCTTCCTCTGCCTCCAACTCGCTAGGCATCTCAGGTTCTTTGTCAATCAACATGTTTGGTTTCCTTTTCCTGCCATCTTTTGGTTCCCAGGATTAAACGGGGCCGCGTGGGTTTATCCGTTTGCTTTGCGTTCCGATTCTAACTTTTCGCGGTGTTTTCGGTCAAACTGGTGATACGCAGTTGGAAAATGACCTGACCACCCCTCGAGCTTGAAATTCGGACTCGAAATTGTGCGGCGGGCTGACTTGCCACACATACAACAAACGATTTGCTGCTCATAATCAGCAAGTCGCTCGATCTTTACTCCGCTTTCGCAGAGAAATTCATACATTCGGCGCATTCAAATCCTCATATGCTTGTTCGCTGACCGATTTTAGGTTTTTCAGCCAAGTGAGAATGGACAATTCGCCCTTCTTAAATTGTAAATCTTTTTCGCCTTCTATCACAGAAATGTTCTGCAAGGAAGATATTATATTATCGATATCTTCTTGCAAATCTAACCATCCCTGCGTTGCCATCATGGCAAATCGCTCTTCATAGTATTTTTGTAATTTTGGGTCCATTATTCTGTTACCCAAGTTTGGGTTGTCTCATCCCATGAGTACATGCCACCGTCGGTCGGCATGGCCACTGGCGGTTGCCAATTAGCATCATCGTCCAACGTCCAGCTCTGGTAAGGCTGCGGCGGAACGAATGCATCGCGAACAGCGTTATAGGTGTAACCGACGCCGGCGTAATGCTTACGGAAGCTGGCGTTATAGCTGGTTTGCTTCCACGTACCACCAAACAGCCGCTCACAAAAAGCCGCACCGATGTATTCCTTCTCAACTTCGTTAGCGTCTGCGGTGTCTTTGTTGTCCACCACGACCACTCGCAGCACGACGTTGTTGCTATCTAGTTCAGCAAAGTGCGCCATCTGTTTCTCCTATTGCTTCCTCAAGTTCCTTTTGCTGTACGCCCATCTTCTCGAGCTGCTCCGGCAACCAGATTGTCGGGATGCTTTCCTCAAACTCTTTGATCTTTTCCATCACCCAATAGACTTCTTCCATGCTCGGACAGGGGCGAGGATCATCCCAACGGGTAAAGACGTTGTTGCTGATCTCCCATTTAGCACCCGGACGAAGCATCTGCATTGCAACGTCGATGCCGTAGAAGCGGTAGATTTTTTTCATAGTTATGAGTTGAGTTTGATAATCACGATACCGGAGCCGCCAGCATAGGAAGTGTTTTCTGTGCCGCCGCCACCGCCACCAGTGTTTGCAGTACCAGCAGAGCCAGCAGGACTGTTGTTCTCGCCCCCGCCGTTACCGCCGCCACCTGTGCCTCCTGTTCCGCCAGCGTTTGGCGATTGGGCATTCCGATGCCCTCCACCGCCGCCAGCGTAAGTCACAGACGAACCTGAAATGCTTGAGGCAGTTCCATTGCCACCATTTCCGGGCGCGACCGGAGACCCAGACGCGCTTCCACCAACAGCACTTGCTCCACCACCGCCACCGCCAGCATTAGTCGCCCCAGCATCTACGCCAGCTCCGCCGCCATTGCCTTGAGATGGAGATGTTGATGGTGTGTTTCCAGCGCCGCCAGCGTTATTACCATCCCCTGAACCACCACCGCCAGAACCGCCACTTCCGCCAATTTTCTCTCCGGCATTTGATGACCCACCCCCGCCGCCCCCATTAGACGTCACTGAGGAAAAAACAGAATTCCCCCCTGAAGAACCCCTTAACCCGCCACTAGCCCCACCAGCGCCGCCTGCGCCGACCGTTACCGTGTAGGTATTTCCTGCGGTAACCGATAAACTTGTGCCTGTTCTAAAGCCGCCAGCGC